AGGAACGCCACTCTCTCCCGAGGTCTTCTTTCACCACCAAACGACTCGATAAAGCATGAATAGCCACGCAGAAGACCCAAAAGGACACCAAGAGCCTCAAACTGGCTCAGATCGGCCTACATCGGGTTTAGAGAGAACCACAGGACTCTATCTAGGCTCTCCGACTCCCAGAATCCACTCTAAACTCGTGGATTTACCGTCACGCGGCCAAGAATTGATCGATTTCGCCGATTCCATCAAGCTTCCGCTTCTACCTTGGCAAAAGTTCGTCGCCATGGAAGCTCATCGCTATAAGCCAGACGGCAGATGGCACTCGCCTCTGGTCTGCGTCGTCGTAGCCAGACAACAGGGTAAGACTACGCTCATGAAGGTCAGGGCTTTAGCTGGTCTCTTCTTATGGCAGAACGGACTCCAGATCGGAACAGCTCATCGACTTACTACATCGCTGGAAACTTTCCGAGACATCGTTAACATGATCGAAGAGAACGAACATCTGGCCAGACAAGTAAAGCGAATCCGCTGGGCGCATGGATCAGAAGAGATCGAGCTTAAATCCGAGTTCGGCGGCGGTCGGTACATGGTTAAAGCTGGCGGCTCAGCTGCTCGCGGTATTTCTAAGCCCGAGACCGTCTTCGTCGATGAGACCCGAGAGCTTAAAGACGAATCCACGTGGGCCAGCTTGCGCTACACCATGATGGCGGCGAAAAATCCGCAACTCTGGACGCTGTCGAATGCGGGAGACCAGCATTCTTTAGTTCTTAACGCGTTACGCGAGCGCGGAATGAGCGCAGCTAAAGGCGACGACATCGCTTACTATGAATGGTCATCTAATTACGAGAAGATCGACGACACTCCCGCATTCTGGAAAGGTGCGGCGATGGCGAATCCAGCTCTCGGCCACACAGTCCACATCGATAACATTCGGGCCGTTCTTAATGATCCGCCAGATGTCGTAAAGACGGAAGTCCTATGTCGCTGGGTCGCTACGATCTCGGCAGCTATTCCAGCCGAAGAGTGGAATCAATGTGGAGAAGAAGGCTTGGAGCTTGATCCAGAGAAGACGACTTGGCTGGGCATCGATGTCAGTCCTAATCGTAAAGATGCGGCATTAGTGGCAGCTCAACAGATCGACGACGAGCGATTCTTCGTAAAGCTTCTTCACACTTGGCATAACCCGATAAACTTGGACGATAAAGCAATCGCGAACGACATCGCTCCCTATGTAAAGCAGTATCCAGTCGAGACAGTGGCTTATTCTAAGAGGACAGCTTCGGCTATTGCAGCTCGTCTAGTTCCAGCGGGTATCCCGATCTCGGACATCGACGGCGCACTGTACGGCCAAGCTTGCGACGAATTATTAGGAGCGATCACATCGAAAAGATTACGACACGACCCGAAACAGACAGAACTCTCCAAGCAGATCTTATCAGCTGCGAGACTTCCGTTCGGAGATGGTGGGTGGACTATCGGGCGGAGAGCTTCTCAGTCGACTGTCTGCGCGACGGTTGCGACAGCACTCGTCACCCATTACGCGACACGCCCACCGATGGATCTTGACATCATGGTCGGCTAGGTGTATCGGCTTCTCTAGAATTGTGGCATGGGATTACTCGATCTATTCGTTCCGACGGTTAAAGCTGCGTCCCCAGAAGCTTCTATCAGTATCGAAGCTGCGGAGTCTCTTTATCCTGTAAACACTCTTAACTCTCTCGGCGGCTATTACTTTATGGGTAATCAAACCGCTACTCGTACCGAAGCGATGGGCGTTCCAGCTTTAGCTCGCGCGCGTAACATAATCTGCACGACTCTCGGATCTTTCGAGATGCACACTCGCAACATCGCAACAGGCGAAAGAGTGCAACAGCCGCGTGTTATCAATCAGCCAGACCCGCGAATCGCTGGCTCTGCGTTCTGGTCATGGTTAGCCGAGGACATTCTGTTCTATGGTTACGGCTACGCGCGTGTTATGCAACGCTACGCGGACACTGGTCGCATTCAGGCGATGGAAAGAATCGATCCAGTTCGTGTAACTGTTACGACTAACGCTAACGGAACAGAGATCGACGGTTACTCTGTCGATGGAATGGTTATAGATCCGAGCGAACTGGTCGTCTTTACTGGACTCGATGAAGGAATCTTAAATCGCGCTGGACGTACTATTCGCGCAGCTTCGGCGTTAGAAAAAACAGCTTACGACTTCGCAATAAATCCTAATCCGCAGACAATCTTAAAAAACTCTGGCGTAGCACTTCCAAAAGATCGCGTAGCTGCGTTAGTTGCAGCATTTAAGAATCGCACGTCGAAAGCTGTAACATTCTTAAACGGCGACGTGTCTATCGAGACTGTCGGTTACGATCCGAAAAATCTTCAGCTTAACGAAGCTCGCGGATACCTGGCTTTAGAACTATGCAGAGCGGCCGGCCTACCCGCCTACTTCGCAAGTGCCGAACCTAATAGCTTTACTTACTCGAACGCCGTATCCGAAAGACGTTCTCTTATTGATTATTCGCTGCGTCCGCTTATGACAGCGATCGAGCAGCGTTTATCTTTATCGGACTTTACTCCCTTGGGCCAAGATGTGAAGTTCGATCTAGATGATTTTTTGCGCGGTAATCCAATGGAGCGCGCGCAAGTGTACGAGATACTAAATCGAATCGGTGCTATGTCGATCGATGAGATACGCGAAGAAGAGGATCTACTTCTATGAAAATCACTACACCAATGAACATAACAGCGGCAGATTCTAACTCGCGCACTATTAGCGGGCGCATCGTCGCATTTGAGGAAGCTGCGAACGCATCGACTGGAAAAGTCGTATTCGCAAAAGGTTCGATCGCTCCAGCTTCCGTAAAGTTAAACTTGGAACACGATCGCACTCGTCCAATCGGAAAAACTATGGACATGACATTAAATGAAGATTCGATCGACGCAGTCTTTAAGATTACGAACACTACAGCGGGAACGGACGCGCTCACGGAAGCGATGGACGGACTTCGCGATGGATTCTCCATCGAGTTAGCTGTAGACGATTACATCATGCAGAAAGACGGCACTATGCGCGTCTTAGCTGGAGAATTAACTGGAGTCGCACTAGTAACAGAGCCAGCGGTTCGTTCTGCTCGCGTAAGTGAAGTAGCTGCAACAGAAGGCGAAGAAGTCGCCGAACAGATCTCCGATTCCACAGTGGAAGAGGAAGTAACACCAACAACAGAAGGAGACGAAGTGGACAACACCGTCACAAACGCGGAAACCGTCGAGACGGTCGAAGCTGCTCAGTCAACAACAGCCGCAGCGAAGCCAATCGTAGGCGGATCATTCACTAAGCCACGCTTGGAGTTCACAGCTGCCAAGTACGTGGAAAACACCATTCGCGCAGCGATGGGCGACGATCAAGCTCGCCAGTACGTTCTCGCAGCGGATAACACAACAGATAACGCGGGCCTAGTACCTACTCGCCAGATGGCAGAAGTAGTAAACGGACTCGGAACTACTATCCGTCCATCGATCGATGCAATTTCTCGCGGAACTCTTCCAGATGCGGGTATGACTTTCGAGATTCCTAAGATTACTCAGATGCCTACTGTCGCAGTAACAGCGGAAGAAGGAACTCCATCTGATACAGATCAGAACTCAGCTTTCATCACTGTAGACGTTAAGAAGTTCGCTGGTCAGCAGACATTCTCTGTCGAGCTACTAGATCGTACTTCTCCAGCGTTCTTCGATGAGCTAATTCGTAACATGGCAGCAGCTAAGGCTAAGGCCGAGAATGCTTACGTTAACGGCCTACTAATTTCAGGCGCAACAGCGGACGGAACTACTACGACTACTTATCCAACAGCTGCCGAGCTACTTGGAATTATCTCTCGCGGAGCTGCTTCTGTGTACGCGGCTACAGCTGGACTTCCACGTCCTTTCGCGAAGTCACTTATCGCATCGACTGGCCAGTGGGCTAACTTGATGACACTTAACGATTCAGGCCGTCCAATCTATAACGCTTCACAGCCAAGCAACGCGGGCGGCGTAGTTCGTCCAGATTCACTAGTGGGCAACGTCGCGGGACTTGATCTATTCGTAGATCCAACTAACGCGGGCGATGGCGATGGAACTCTTCTCGTCGTTAACCCAGATGCTTATACATGGTACGAAGGGCCTACTTTCCGTCTACGCGCGGACGTAATCGCTTCTGGCCAGATTACAGTCGGTTATTACGGTTATGGCGCACTAGCTACCAAGATCGCAGCTGGCGCATTTAAGAATAACAAGCAGTAATCCGAAAACATCAATCATCGGCTAGTTCGCTCCCGAGCTAGCCGAGTAGTAGAAGGGAAGAGCTAACGTGCCAGCAATTATTACAGCCTCACAGCTGCGATCCGTCCTAGGCGTTAGCTCTTCTCTCTACGATGATGCTTACTTAAACGACATCATCGACACAGCGGAGCAAGTTATTCTCCCGCTGCTTATTCAGAACTCGACAGCTGTAATCGAGTACGAGCTGGACACTAATGTCGCCACATTCTTTACTCGTCGCACTCACCCGTTCGTCGTAGGACAGTCGATCGTCATTACTGGACTTCCAGCTCCATTTACAGCCACGCACACTCTTACAGTAGTTACAGATTCTTCATTCTCTGCCGCTCTTACATCGACGGACGTAACACGTCGCCAGATAATTCCGAACGGCATGGCAACACTTAGCGGCTATTCAGCTGCGACTCTCTACGTCGGAAACGCGTCGATCGAGTCCGCTATCTACGCCGTATCTATCGAAGTCTTCCAATCTCGCACAGCTGCGGGCGGTCAGATCGAAGGCGTGGACTTCCAGAGTTCGCCCTA